AAAGCTCTCCGGTACGTCTAGCGGCTCTCTTTCCTTCTGGACCTTCCCGCAAACCATATGTAATTTCTTCATATGTATCTGGATCACCAATGTCTTGTTGATAAATATTATAACTAGTCATTGGAGTTCTTTGTTTAGATTGCGTCCCTATTACCGGCTCAGGCGACTCAAACTGAGGAGGAGGAGATTTTTTAATTATTTTTTTACCGCCAACAAAGCGTGGATTAACTGTCTCCCCCTCTCCTATCGGAGGAGGTATATCACCACGATATACACCACGACTCTCTAAACGCTCCGCTCGACGACGATCAATCTCACTGAGCATCTCTTCCTTTGTCATTAGCTTCTGACGATCCAGCCCAGTCTTAGGATCGTAATCGTCAAGCAATCCTAAATCTTTCATCTCTTCTGTCGGCACACCTTCCTTCTGCATCTCCTTGATATATGATGCGGCAGGCTTGGGTTTTGTTCGACCTCTTGGCGACCCTTCTACGGTCTCGCGTGACTTAAGGACATATTCACCGAATACATCCCCCATTTGTCTGCCAAGTAATCGACCTATTGCTGACATTATTCAGAAGCCTCTTCTCTGAGATATTTAAGATAGCGAAATGCGTCAATCGCACCTTGTGCTCTATGAATGGATACTATGTTGTCCGACTTCTCTAGTTTTGTGTGTTGTTCGGATATCATAATGTCCAAGTAATCGCAGAAGCCGTCCCATTGACGCTTCGTGCTAAGCATCGGTTTTAATTTACTGACCGCCTGCTTGCGGTTGCTGTGGTTGTTGCTCATTGCCTGTGAAACCTTGTTCGCCCGGTACTGGGGCTTGACCCATGCCGATGTTACCGCCGCCTGTGCCAGCAGTATCAGCTACACCCGGAACACCCTGTGGTGCTTCAGGTTGTGGATTCTCTTGCTTGTAAAGCTCAGCCTGTCTAGCCGCCTCTTCAATTGAATTAGTGACTTTGTCAGGATCGAGATCCATTGCCTTCGCAATCTCACGCATGATGTATGGGAACTTCGCATATGGTGCGAGCACTTGATTCGATGCAACTTGCATGAACTGCATGAGACGCTGTGAGCGTACTTCATTCGCCATCAACGATTCTGTGCCACGAGCTTTAACTTCAAGATCACCTTTAATCTCAGGATCGAAGTCAAACTGCATATTGAATCCGTACAAAGCCTCCCCTAATGGACGTAGCATGTAGTCATCAATATTCTTAATGACAGTCTTAATGCCACCTGCCGCCGCATTCATCAGCATAGATATACCACTAGCTGTACGGCCTACGCCTGCGACACCAGTCTGTCCGTGTGCGAAGGAGGGGAAGCCTGTTGACTCATCCGCAAGTACACGGGCTTTGTCAAACAATTGCATGTTCTCAGCAGATACATTCGGGAACTTCGTACCGAAGATAGCTTGTCCGGGTGCTCCCGCTTGTCTGCGGAATACTTTCCCCGGATACACTGAGAGATCTTGTCCGGGCACAAGATTTGTCTCATCGATTTCGATAAGCAAGTTTCCTGACAAGACTGCGTTGTCCACCGCCATACGCATGAAACCATTCATCAGCGTTTGTGTATCGTCCATGTTTTCTGCGATACCTACACCAAAGAAAGAGTAAGGATTTAACTCATATGGAACTGCATAGTATGGAATACGGGCAGGCTTAAATGGGTTGAGAACAGCACGAATAATCCGATTATTGCAAATCCAGATGTTCGCCTGTAACTCATCGACATCATCAAATTCTTCAGGAATATCTACTCCTGCTTCTTTCAATAGCTCTAAGTCAATCGCTCCCCAATATTCAAGAACTTCGTAGCGATTGATATCATATTCAATGTCGAAATCATTTAAGTCGTCTTCCCAGTATTTCTTGACATAGGATTCTCCCATGTCGATGACATCCTCGATGACAGACTCACGGAAGAAAGGACGCTTCTTGAGAGCACGGACTTGTGATCTAGACATCTTGTGTCTCTCAATCACATACTGCGCTTCATCCATATTGTCTGCATCTGGATCAGGGTAAAAGTTCCAAATAGAAACATGATCAACAAAGGGTACTGTTTTAATTGTTGGGCTGTAATTACCTTCTTCATCCCAACTTGGGTATTCTTTGTCAATGGCAAATGGACCTTTCATGATCCCAGTACCAAACAACGCCATTTCAAATGCGGCACTGCGAAGTTTCTTCGATGCACTAGATTCCTCTAGCTGATCCATAATCTTCTTTTCCATCTTCTTAGCGGCATACATCGCAGGGAAGAATGTTTGTGAAGATGGCGTAACTCCTTCACCTTCTTGAAGATTTTCTACATCTTCTAGTTTAGGAGCTAATGGTCCCAACAAATCTTTCAGTGTTGCACCGGGAGGGAAGTCTTTACCATCTCCTGCATAACCATAAGGAGACTCAGTCAACTTGTTTGGTTCTTGTATTCCCTCATCAACACCTTCTGGTTTCTGAGGATCAAAGTGAACAGCAGTAGCTACACCTTCAGGGAGAACTGTCGGTTCGATAGAAAGAGGGAACTTCTGCCCTGCAAACAATACATCAACAATCTGACCGTATGCGGCAAGCGTTTTTGTTTTAGTTACTTTAATAAATACACGTGAACGCTCTGAATCAGTAAACTGAACATTCGGTCCATATATACCTCTGTAGTTACGATATGACTGTAACCACCGCTCTTCTTCTGTTCTACGAGTTGTTTCAGCTTTAGTGAAACGCTCGTCTACGTAGTTCATCAATCGATGCGTTGATGGGTCTTCATCTGAATAGCTAGTAACATCCTCTAATGTGATGGCACTATCTTCAATAATGAGATCGTTATCTTCCATATTTAATATCCGAAGGTTGAGTCTGATGGAACGAATTGAGATGTCGGTGAGTTAGATGGATCAAAATCCCATATTGAAAACCGTGGACGGCTCATAATTCCGTAACGCAATGCGTCATATAAGTGATCTTCTGCTTTTGTATCTACGTCTTCTGGATTCTTTTTATCCAGAGGTAGACTCGGAAGTTGTGAAATTATATTTGTACAGTTATTAAAGATAACCATTCGTGGTTCTTCTGAGAACTCATCGACTTGCAATCTTCTATGTAATTCGTTTTTACCTGCTTTACGTGATCCTGCAGAACGATCTGATGGTCTCCAGCGGCAACCCCTCTGAATCATCTGCTCAGCAAGGGAGGGTCCAATGTCACCACGTTTATGCCAACACGAACTATCTAGTACGCCGTACTTGATGTTCCCGTCATCTTCCTCAAGTTCAAGCACCATATCTGCGAGATCAGTTGCCAAAACTTTACTAACGTATAACTCACGATAGACAACAAGCTGTTCGTCAGGAGTACAGGCAAACCAAACAACAGCAGAAAAAGAACCGTACCCATAATCACAGGCGCGAAACTTAACCCAATTACGAGGTATATCGTAAGGATCAGTAGTATGTATGGATCTGTCGAACTCAGGAAACGCCGCACCTTCAGCAACATCCCAATTACCCTCTAACAACTGTTTACGTTGATGCTCAGGCAAGGATAGGAGCATCGCTTCATAGTCACCTTGATCATACAGATACGGATTATCTGTTAGCATCGCAGGGATAAATCTTCTTTTGAACAATGGTTCACCGGCCCTGCTGTGACCAGAAGGATACGCTAAAGTTTTCCCAGATTCAATCTCTGTTGCATGAAATGCTTTACCTGCTGGTGCAGGATCAATAAACATTTTCTTTACCCATTGGTGGCCGGGACCACCGGGGTTTGTCGTTGCCCTCATGTAGATAGGCAAATCAGGAGCAGTACTCCGTAAACGTGAACGCATGTAGTCCCAAGCAAAGGGGCTATGCCACTGTGTTAATTCGTCAAATCCAATCCAACTAAATGCTTGACCTTGGTAGCGCATGACATCTTCATCTCTATCGAGATAGGAGAACCAAAGCCTTGCACCAGATGGAGCAGTCCATTGCATCTTTCGTTCTGACCACTTGATACCGGGCCAGATCTTTGGATACATTTCCTGAGACTTCCAGACAAGTTCTCTCAGTTCTTCATTTGTATGTCGTAGTAGTAGCCCGCTGAAGCTGGGGTGACCCATAAATCGTAAAGGATCAGCCAACATTGCATAAGACTTACCACCGCCTGCGGCACCTCCATACAATACCTCCCTTTCGCCTGATGCTAAGAACTCAGTCTGAGGACCGGCATTTGGCTTGAAGATAACATTATGTTCTTCTTCAGGACGAATAGGCTCAAACTCTGGCTCTTCGTGAACATCGTTCCGGACTTCAATCGATGGCTGGCTCTGTATCTTCGGCTGTCTCTGACTGTTTGCAGATCCTTGCGCCGAGCCTCGTCCTCTCGATTTCCTCCGCCTTTTCGATTGCCGCTTTGTACCTTCTGGCCCATTCGCGGAGAGTTGCACTTCGTCTTTTGTTGGATTGCTCACTATCTATGCGCTTCTTTAATCCTACATGGGAAATGCTTCTTCCAGTTTGTTTTTCTAACCAGATAGAAACTTCCCGATAGCTGTATTGCTTTAAGTATTCTTTAGCTTTTTCAAGTGCCCTAAGCTCTCTTGGGATGGGCAATAACATATCTGAATCATTTGGATCTTCTTCATAACCAAAAGGAACAGTACGAGCTATTCTTGGTATCGGTAAAAAATCCTCATCAGCAATCGTGTTTTCAGGTTGTGGAAGTATCCATTTACCTGCTGATCGATTAGTCGTCATCCTCTACACGTTTCGGTGGAAGAATCATCACACCGCCTATTGCTTCAACTTGTACCTTCTCAGATTTAATAATACCGACACGATCCATGACTTCTTTAGCGGCATTCATCTTTTCCTTGATTCCTAACTCTGTAGGATCAACAATCGCACCAACCATTGCCATAGCCGCACGTGGGGCATTTCTGGCGAGGTACATGTTAGTGCGCTCTAAGATTTCTTCTCTCAGTGAATTAATAATATCGTTTGTTGAGTTCGATGGAGAATACCCAGCAAGCTTCTTCGCTTCTAGAATATCTCCACGTGCTTCATCAAAGAGCACATCGAGAAACTTCTGTTGCTTTTCAGTGAGTGTTCTTGCCATTCTTACTTTACCTTTCTGTATGCACTTGTTTTCTTTGCAATATTTTTAGGCTGTGCAACGAACTGTTTGCCCGATGCTTTTCCCTTCCGTTTGGCTTTCGTAGTAGCGGCATACTCGCTGGCCGAAAGAGCCTTGATAGCTCTCTCCGGTAGATAACGCTCCCCTGTAGCTTTCGGGCCTTGTGTAGATGGCTTGCCACTCTTGGTACGCCACTTTTGCTTTGTCCAAGCTTTCAGTGACTTCTGTGGTGCCTTCACGAGGTGTAACCTCCACCTTTTGCTTTATACTGTTTGGCAAGCATCTGAGCTTTTCTAGCTGACCATTGACCGGGCGCACCGCCCTTTCCTCCAGCTTTAATGCTGTTGAATAAGTTTTTGCGCATGGTGGGTTGTGTATAGTTTCCAGCCGCATTGACAGTGCTCCCGCCCTTTGCATATTTAGTGACTGCATTATAGGGGCCACTCTTCGCCATACCGCCACCCATCATATGCTTCTTAATTTCTTTGGGGGACTTGCCAGCTTTCTTCATTGAGATTGCGACAGCGGCCTGTTGAGCTTTTGATTTGTATGGCATTATCCACCTACCGGATTGAAGAATTCTTCGACAGTACAGAATGCATCGGTATCAGGAACACCAGATCCTGCAGTACTTGTCGTTTCTACAGTTACATAATCCCCAGCTTCAAGGACAATAAATGCACCATCAAACTTGATAAACTCACCCTGAGTTAAGTTTTTACCACCAATAATAAAAAAGCTAGTAGCTACAGATGCTCTGTACCACTGTACGTTAATATCACTGGCATTGCTTGAAGCGTTAGTAATGAACAGCAGACTCATGTGTGCCTTTGAATTGGCAGGACATGTATACAAAGTTACAGGTACATCATCCGTGCTTATAGCAACAATCTCAGACTTTGTTCTGCTGTTCTTAGCAATCGTCATATATCAGTTTACTTCTTTTTGGCGTAGCCACCAGATTTCATGTATCCCATTTTGTTACGTACATTTGTTGGGAGTTTCTTGAGACCTGTTGCACTAGCTGGTGCTTTCTTTAAAGCTGTTCCACCCATTGCCATCTTTAGTTTCTTACCAGTTGCTAAGCACTTACCTGCCGCTTTGCATTTAGTTTTAGATTTACATCCTTTACAATACGCCATGATTACTT